AGCACTGCTAACATTAGGTATATTTACCTGCGGATCCATGGGTTACTTCCCTAGTGCAGTTGCGAGTTGTTGCAATTCTGGTGAAGCGTCTGGATGTGACGCTAAGGTTTGAACGAGGCTCTTAGCCGATTGTCCAGTTTGCATTGTTTGCGCTGGATGAATGCCAAGGGCTTCTGGCCCTGGCCCTGCTCCCAATGGGGAGCCAGCAGTAACTGGTTCGTTAGGACGTTGCGTAGGTGCAGATAATGGTGTGACATTCATCTGTGCCTGTTGTGCTTGTGATTGTCCATTCGATGCCGCTTGTGCAATTTGAGATGGAGTCATCTTCTGGCCTTGTACGCCACTAGCAGACATAGGCGCTTGCGCCTGTAAGTTTGCTAAATCTTGCCCATCGCCGTAATTAGGCATACCAGAGATATACCGTTGTGCTTGCTTAGATGCGACACCGCCATCAGTTCTGCGCGACATGGCGCCAGGAAGGGATGGTGTAGTCGAAGGCTTCGCGGCCTGTGGCATACCTATTCTCCTTCGTTAAGTGTTTCGATGGTGCGGGCTGCATATTCGTGGAATGATTTTTGGTCTTCCACAAACTCTGCTTGTGTTTCTAACATCGCACTGAGTATTTCAAAAAACTCTGCTGCGACATGTGAGAGCAGGGCAAAGACATCCCATTTTGTAAACTGAGTTGGCGCTCTGCCCTGCTCGTCTGACATGAACTACTTAGTCTTTCGTGGTGTACCTGCGGTTGTTCCGCTACCCTTGGTGCCAGAAGGTTGTGCGCTGTACTTAATGTTTGATGTTCCAGTACCTGCTGGTCCTGACTTTGGTTGAATCTTTGTCTTTTGTGTTACCGCAGCAGATGAACTATGTCCACCTTGTGCTTTAGGCTTTGGTACACTTGTGCTAAGTGATGCTTTGAGTGGCTTTGCCATTGTTATTCTCCTATAGGTTTTTGTCAACCAGATAATTACGCTGGTTGCCTTCTGGTTACGTTGGCCGAGAGATTCGGCTGACCAGAAGATGAAAGTCCTGCGGCTAACTGCTGTAGCGCAGATGGTGCTTGTTGCTGTGGTTGGCTAGGAAGCGCCCCAGAAGGAGCCTGTCCTGGGCCTTGAGGCTCGCCAGCGGCTGCTTCTTCTGGGGATGCTGCGGGCTGCGCGAAGGCAGCAACTACAAGGTCCTCGATATTATCGCCTGCTTGACGACCCTTGATGACCTGAGCCATAGCCGTAAGAATCTTTGATGGGTCTTGCCCTTGTGCTGCCATTGCTGGCAGTGCCTGTGAGTAGGAAGCCATCGCGCTCATAAGTGAATCGCGTAGTTCCTCAACCTCAACCTTTTGTTCCTCTGAGGTTACGTTCATATCCCAAGGCATTTGACGACGCAGGAAGTCACGGGAGATTAACTTATCTCCGCGTGCTTGCAATCCGAATACCAAAGCACGGTTTGGATCTAGTCCAGCCATCATGCCGTAAGATACATCTACCCAGTAATCACCAGCGATGTCGCGTGATGGGGTGTAGTTAATTTCATAAGGTGCGCCAGAGACAACTCCGCGCACTTCCTTCTCAACATTGCCAAATAACTTTTCGTCCATCATAAAGCACAGACGCATTACCTGACGGAATACTTCTGAGAAGACAGCCTGTGCTGTCTTAACTTGTGTATCAAATCCACCCATAAGGGCTTCTACACCACGGCCTGTGACGATAGAGCCAGACTGTTGGCCGAGGCGACCTTGTGGGTAGCGTGAGCCTACACGTAGTTCTTCATCAAGTGTGGCAGCCTCTTGGAAGATTCCATTGGGAATATCAAGGCCGACACGGCGAATCTTCTCTGGGTTAGCAGAACGAATCGTGGCGTCTGGGCCAATCTCAAGTACGTTCACATCAGATGGCAAAGCGAATGGAGCCTGTACACTCTTCTGCGCTGCTTCAAGTTGCAAGGTGGCGAAGCGAGCCTTGGCTACCTGCACCCACATGATGTCATCAAATTGTCCACGTTGGTTCTCATCTGAGTCAATGCCTGGGCGGATAGCGATAACCACTGGCAGTTCACCGATGAGGTTTGCTGCGCGGTCTAGGATAAGGTTATTGCGCTCTGGAACGAATAGGATTACTTCGTTCTTATCTTGATAGCGAAATATCTCAAGCATACGCTCTGAGTTGCGATCCTCATAAGGTCCACGGATAACAGTCTCATGCTCTGGAAATTCATTACACAATTCGCGCACTGTCTTGTTGTAGCGCTTTGAGTAGGAGAGCAACTTGCCAAAACGGTCATACTCTGGGTAAGCCGCGATTGGGTTATCAATGCGGATCATTGGCCGCTTGTTTTCCCAATCTGGCTCGATAATGAAGGGGAGCATGCCGAAGGTTACATAACGATCTGCGCCTGTATACATTAAGGTTTGGAGACGGCATGTGTCACGATAACCAGCGGCAATCATAGTGCGCTTGTCGGCCTTCTTACGTGCGCGGTCTGATACAGAATCCGTTGAGTCGCAATTAAAGGCGGGAAGCGGGGCGATAACTTCGGCTACATCGCGTGCTGCGATGTCAATGAAGTTAGCAACCATTGGCTTTGGAAATTCATCTGGGAACATTCCAGGGTAGACCTGTTGAATATCACCTTGGCGGATAGACTGTAAATCAGTCCAGCGAGCATCGCGAGTGTGGTAATGATCGCGCAGTTTGCGGATCTTTACACTTAACTCGTCAATATCTAGACTCATAAGTATCCCCCGTTAGCGGCCATCTTCTGTTGAAGAGCGGCGTATTCTTCTAAGTTAACTACCTTACGTCTGGCTAAATCCATTGGCGTAGCAAACGGATTCTTGACGAAGGTTCCGCCGTAGGCGCCAGATTGATTGATAAAATCTCTCATCTGCGTCTCAGCGAACCAGAGGGCCATTGGACCATCCTGTTTATTCTTTGTTCCTGGCGACCAAGTAATCAGTTGTTCGATTAGTGCCTTGGTATGTTCATCGCTAGCACGTGGTAGTTCTAGCAAGTTATTCTTCATGTACTTGCCTTGGTTATCCACTGAGCCGAATAGTGGCGCCATTGAGGCGACACCAAATTCTAAATCCATCTTATTGCTACCTGTGTAGTGCTGAACCAAGCGGATACCTCTGGTAGCGAGGAACTGGTTAATCTGCTCGTCTTGAGTCAAGAACAACTGAAAGGCGTTCTTCTCAATCACCCAAACTTTAGGCTTGTACTTCTCAGTCCAACTAAAGATAATCTCGCGGATTGCCTGCGGTGTAGGAGCAGGCATGCGGTTGGCTTCGAGTAGATAACGCTTGCTATTGGTTCTGTCACCAGCATAGGCAACCGAGAAGGTATCTCCCGACATGGCTGGATCCATAGAACAGATGACGTACTGGCTTTGCATACTGGCTGGATGGCCAGGAGCGCCAGGGATGAGAGGACCTGGTGCGCGCATACCGCTAACAGCGCCGCGTACACACTCAGGAGAGAAGATGGCAGTAGATTCAACATCTTGCTGCTGGTAGACCATAGCCCAGGTCTTAGGGTCAATCAAGCCTCTGCGACGGCGAAGGTGTGGACCAGACCAGCGAGGGTATAGACCTTCAGCATCTGGCTCTGTGCTATCTGCATCCCAAGGTCTATCAGACTTAGGCCAGAGCGTCACCCAATCCTCTGGGTCATCGGCAAATTCAAGAACCGCTGGCATGGCTAGATAAGTCCAAGGAGACTGGTTATCTGGATAACGCTCAGGGTTACGCATCTCGCGGTAAAGATCCAAAGGATCTACACGGGTACCTACAACTAGAATTTTTCCTGTTGGGCCAACACGCGTTAAAACTTCCTGCTGAATCCAGCGAAGTTGCTTTTCATACTCTCCAGCGTTTGCGAGAGTGACAGCGTCATCCAGAATGATAAGGTCTGCACGCGCACCGTAAATCTGGCCGCCAATACCGAGAGCCTGAACCGTAGGGTCTTTTTCTCCCGACTCGCGTTCAAGATATATTGAGTCTGCGGTCCACTTATCAGCGGTAGCCTTAAAGCCTTCCACTGGGGCATATCGCCGTTGAAGTTCGGCGTAGGCTGGGGCGGTAAGTCTTTGCTTGATGGCATATAGAAATTCCTTTGCCATACCCTGAGTCTTAGAGACGATTTTGATACGGACATTAGGATTGGTTACAATCCGATATGTCACATAGTCAATACTCACGGTCATGGACTTGGCATGCTCTGGTGGCATGTTGACTAGCACATAATTCTTAAAGTTCGGCTCGTACGTCATAGACCCGTGAAGCCAGGCAGGTTCTCCTTCTTCCAGCAGGCTTGTGATGTTCCGCTGGTGGTCGAACGTCCGTGAGTTTAGATACTTGAGCCTAAAGTCTTCAAAGGATATATTACGGTCTTCATCAGCGACAGTCCCTTTTCGGCGCTTGATAACACGCGCCAGATCAATCGCCTCTTTAAATTGAGGGTCGGATGAACGATAATACTCATAAGACTTGACCGATTTGCCAACGGCGCGGCAAGCATCTTCTACCGTAACGCCATCTTCAATCAGCGCGATAAGACGTTTCTTCGCTTCGTTCGACGGAAGGCTGGCGCCTTCCACCAGGCGGTACTTCGTTGGATCCTTTGTTGCCACTGGCTAATCTCCTATGGTCGTGAGATTAGAACTATCCCACTGCGAAGCATCCCCCTGTGGGGAATGCTGTGGTTAAGTTAGGGGGCGCCGTCAGGCGCAACCTGCCGTCACCCTATGGAAGCGAAGAAGGCCTTGAGCCTTCGTAGCGAACAGTTCGGCTCTTGCGACATCCTCGCTGTGAGGCTCGGCTGTCTAGAGCCGAACTACGGAGTGCGGTTTTTTTTAACCCCTTATATATACTAAGGCGGGATAAAACGGGTTTATCCCTAGTAGGGGTGTGTGATGTTCGTCACATTAGGTATAACCGCAGGTCAGAGCCTTGTTTGGGGCTAAAATAGTTTACGCCGTCTCATTATTTGAGACAGATTTACGCCGTTTTGAGATGGTAGCCCCTATATTTATAAAAAATATTGTGGTTGATAGTAATAGTAATACACTCCCTATAGTTAAAACCCTCGGGTTGGACGTGACAGTTTTGGTATCGAACAGATGTTCGAATTGCCTAACGGTGGCGATAGTAACGTCCGCGTGAGAGTGCGAAACTGCGGGCAAGGCGAGGCGGTTCGATGTCGTATTGGATCGTTATACCGTGTCGAACGGATGTTCGAATGCGTTGCGGGGCTGTGGACGGGCGACTGTCCAGGCGACATCGCAAGCGACGGCAACCGATAGTTGAAAGTGAAACTATCTAGCCATGGGCTAACCGAACAGATGTTCGATTATAACAAGATTATAACGATGTGATTACTAGCCGATTTTGGGGTTGACACTAAGATTTTGACAGGCTTATACTTCGGTTAGTGAGTGACTTACTCACCTAAAGAAGGGACTAAAAATGTGTGAACTATGCGGAATACATAAGAAAGTTGCCTCGCGCCTCTTTCAATACGATAACGGAGAGCAAGTATCTCTAGCGGTATGCGAAAGATGTGTGACTCTTCATAGTCGTTCTTCGCGTATTTATGATGGCGTAGAGTGCGCTAAGTGTAAGACAGCAATCCATCCTCTCGCCGTATTCCCTAAAGGCTTATGTGAGGATTGTCACGCGCTTAATTTCGTAATGCCTACGGCTAAGGAATTGACCGAGATGTGGGGCGGTGTTATCAATGGCTAAGCAATCTAGACAGCGTTACGTCATGATTGACACGCAGGGACGAATCTGGATTGATTCCATGCTCACGCCTAATGCGCTTAAGCGCATGATGCGCGAACTAGAGCGATTTGGCGTCCATGTCCATGGAAGCACCTGGCACGCACTAGGACATGACCAGGAGAAGGTGAGCGCATAATGAAACACTCACGCGCCTATTACATCACGCGGACAATAATCCGCACGCTGTTCGCTCTCGCTTGCGCGTGTCTATTCTTGCTCGCGCTATCCTTCACACTGTCGGTGTTATACTCGCTCTGACCGACAGCCCCCGCACCGTGTAGACGGCGCAAGGTTCACGACCTAGCGGGGGCACTATCTGGCAACAGTGCCAGATTCTAGAAGGGACTAATACCATGCAACAAGCCACAACTAGCGAAAATAAGTCATGCGCGCAACTTGTAATTCAGAACCTATTGCAGCGTGAGGAGCAGATTAAAGCACTATTTACTGACCCTAACGCCGATTTCACTGATGACCCTGCCCTATCAATAGACACGGTTCAATTCACCAAAGTCTGCCTATCCTATGGCGGGCCAGCGGACTACCTAGAGATTTACCACTCACAAGGCACCATTGAGCGCCTTGTATACCGTTACTCTGACTGGTTCGATACTGCCAACACAAGCGTCGAAAGTGATTCACCCCTTTGGGACTACGCCCAGAACATCGTGGACGGCTTAGACGTATGAACCTACCTAGAGAGTGGCGCAAGATGACCGAGGCGCAGAAAGACGCCTTTATCAATTACGGCGCGAGCCTAGCCGATAGACAGAGAGAACTAGAGCGTCGCGGATTCTACTGGCTTAGTTAACGGACTATGGCGCACGGTTTACGCCGTGCGCTATAGCCTGGTAACTAGACCAGGACTATTAAAGGACTATGAGGTTAATCATGAGAACCATCTACACATTAGACATCGAGACTTTCGAGGACGATAAGCGATTTAACCCCACGGGTACCGCCTACAGCGTAAAGATTTACGAGCATGGCGAGGAAATAGGCGACGGCGTGGCAAGGGATTTATCCCTCGCCATAGGCGAGGCTGTAAGCGAGGCGGGATTAGCCAAACGCGAGGCGCACCGCATAAGTCTTGAAAATTGGCTTACCGATCTTGCTAAAGGCGACGACGGGACAGCACACTGCGAGCAGTGTGCTGACATGACAGCATGACTCGCGCCGTAACCTGCCCCACGTGCGGGGCAGAGATTGAAGTACGGGCGAGCCAATTCGCTCACCTAACCCTGG